CAGCAGGCCAAATACCAGGCTACCCAGCACACCTATTGCTGCCCACTGTGAGGGCGTGACTTTATCGAGCAGCTGTAAAAACCAGTAACCGGCACTACCTGCTGAGGTGCCATAGGCGACACCCGTTGTTAACTTATCCATGGATTTCATAACCCCACCTCGCAGACAAAGCGGGTGTAAATTGAGGGAATACAACGTATCGCAAAAAAGCAGAAACGTAACAGACTCGGAGTCAGTGAATAACTCAGGTATTGAGTTATCAGCTAATATCGAGACTCAAAAAATGGAAAAACCAGCTCGACGGCGGGTTTAAGCTGTGTGACGAAGTAACCACTCTTAACAGCATAACCAATTTTTTACGTACGTAAACCACTGAATGATATTTATGAGAATGCTACCGAGTGTTCAAAACACCACCACAAATACATAAGAAAACCTCAACAAATAACCAATAAATAATTTCCGGCGTTATTTTTAGTTAATTTAAATTAAACCACCGAATTATAGAACCCCCATAAATAACAGCCATTAATATAAATTAGCTAATAGGTTTATTTTTGTTCAAATAAGAGCCATAAATAGGTTTCGATAGAAAAAGTTCAGATAAAAATAGAGATCTACTTCACAAATTAAATGAGAAACTAAAACTTACATCTTGAAATAATCACATTGATTAGATGAATATTTATCGCGCAGTGACATCATTTTTTAATAATAGTTCAAAAAAAAGGGCTCACGATGAAAAAATTAACAGTGGCAATTTCTGCTGTAGCTGCATCAGTACTGATGGCGATGTCTGCTCAGGCAGCTGAAATTTATAATAAAGACAGTAACAAGCTGGATCTGTACGGGAAAGTTAATGCCAAGCACTACTTTTCCTCTAACGATGCAGATGATGGTGATACTACTTATGTTCGTCTGGGCTTCAAAGGCGAAACCCAAATCAACGATCAGCTGACTGGTTTCGGTCAGTGGGAATATGAATTCAAAGGCAACCGCGCTGAATCTCAAGGCTCCTCCAAAGACAAAACCCGTCTTGCATTTGCAGGCCTGAAATTCGGGGACTACGGCTCAATCGATTACGGCCGTAACTACGGTGTAGCATATGACATCGGTGCGTGGACTGACGTTCTGCCAGAATTCGGTGGCGATACCTGGACCCAAACAGATGTGTTCATGACTGGTCGCACCACTGGTGTTGCAACTTATCGTAACAACGACTTCTTTGGTCTGGTTGATGGTCTGAACTTTGCTGCTCAGTATCAGGGTAAAAATGACCGCACTGACGTAACTGAAGCTAATGGTGATGGTTTCGGTTTCTCCACTACTTATGAGTATGAAGGATTCGGTGTAGGTGCAACCTATGCTAAATCTGACCGCACTAATAATCAGGTTATCTACGGTAACAACAGCCTGAATGCATCTGGTCAAAATGCTGAAGTATGGGCAGCTGGTCTGAAATATGATGCGAACAACATCTATCTGGCTACCACCTATTCTGAAACCCAGAACATGACTGTTTTTGGTAATAACCATATTGCCAACAAAGCACAAAACTTCGAAGTAGTTGCACAATATCAGTTCGACTTCGGTCTGCGTCCGTCCGTTGCTTACCTGCAATCTAAAGGAAAAGACTTGGGTGCGTGGGGTGATCAGGACCTGGTTGAATATATTGATGTAGGTGCAACCTATTACTTCAACAAAAATATGTCCACTTTTGTTGATTACAAAATCAACCTGATTGATAAGAGCGATTTCACGAAAGCATCTGGCGTTGCTACCGATGATATCGTTGCTGTAGGTATGGTTTACCAGTTCTAATTTGATTACTAAAAGATATGTTGCGGGAGGCTTTGCCTCCCCAACATATAAGTGGCTCCCTCAAGCCACTTCCTTTAGGAGCACAACCTTGCTTCTAACTATATAAACCTTCTGTTATATATTACCCTTTATTTTTGGGGGCGTTGCAACGCCCCATTTTTAATAATTTTTAGTAAACAATTGGCATATTAATTAGAGTTATTAACAACGATATCCATCTCTAACCGGATATCTAATGCCATTAACATCCCTTCAATTATGCCCTCAGCCTTCTGTAACCTTTTCCCGATATAACCATCAGAGCAGCAATGCTTACCTGCCAGTGACATGAATGTCATACCGACTACATAATAATCTACTAATAAATCGTGCAAATCGCTGTTGTTCTTTTTCAGACGGGCCATGCACCCGCAAATAATCATCGCGTCATCGTCACAACATTGCGGGCGAGATTTTACTTTTGAAGTAATTAATCCCTTAAAACCGGCGGCAATGGACGACCAGGTCACATCTTCATGATTATTAGCCGCCCACGCTCCCCAACGCTCAAGAACCATCTGAATATCACGCATCAACTTACTCCACAAAACTCAGACCAGAACGCCAATTACAAGCAAAAATCAACAAAACAGTATTAGTTGATTGTTATCTCTGACTTCATACTCCTGCTCCTGTCAGTGTTTTGGCGTAATTCTTCAGTATTCGGTAATCGGTCAAAACAGAGCCGGGGAAACGATATAAGCGCAGACGCCCCCAGCGGTGGCGAAGAAGTTCTGCCATATTAAACTCAAACATCATTCATTCCCCATTTCGGTGATGGTCAGTTCCAGCCTCCCACCTTTGGTAACAGGCATCTTCACAACGCGGTAATCAACGACCTGAGCATCATCCAGCCAGAAACCTGCTTTAGTGAGTGCGTCAAAAGCGGCTTTTTGCAGATTATCCAGGTCACGGCGACGGCGATCCGGCATGTGGCACTCAATGCGGATTTTCACAGGCATAGCCAGGCCGATATCCAGCATTGCGTTTTTAATGATTCGGGCGACGTTATCGCGGTATGCCTGCCCCTCTGCGCTGACGTGCGTGCGCCCGCGATTATGGCGGTAATAGCGATTATTGCTCGGAGGCCAGGGTAATGTGATGCTGTAGGTATTCACGCCTTAATAACCCCCTCTTTCAGCCAGATAACCTGTGTTCTCGCCATACCTTCCAGCGCGCATTCTTTTGCATATGCAGCATCGACAAAATGTGTGCGGCGGTCGATTTCGTCGTGGCAGGCAGAACATGCAATGGTGGCAATCAGGTCTGGCGGTTTGGTACCGGTGCCGCACAATCCAGTCAGCCGGATATGTGCCAGTACAGACGTTTCAGGGTTGCCATTACATACGCCAGGGATTCTTACCTGGCATTCCCGACTACGCGCTGCTTTTCTCAAATCAGCCATGATTCCTCCTTGCTGCCAGTCGCAACCATTTTTTATCAACCAGGCTGGCGGTATATCCGAGCAGTGTTGGTATTTCGGAAGGCTTCAGCTCCGGTTTACGCTTACGACGATCTGGTACTCTGTAGATGTGTCCGTTCATGACACGAATAAGCGGTGTAGCCATTACGCCTCCTGCTTGTCGCGGAGCAGCTGGAACTCGCAGCTCTGCGGAATAGTCAGGTGGCAGCCAATATTCACCGCCCAGGCTTCAACCTTACACAGGAAGACATACATCTCTCCGGTATCAAGATCGGAGGTATGGCGTAACGACTGGATAGTGGTGATATCACCGGTTACGACATCAACCAGGTCTTTGGTTTCATAACCGAGATATGTGTGTTTGAGAGCATCTTTTACCCAAGCTGGAGTAGCGAACGTTTTACCGCTGCTGATGAGGTATTCACTGATTTCGCTGTACCACATGTGGCTGAGTGCATTCTGGGAAAGACTGCGTTTCTCACGCCACGGTTTAAGCACCATGCGAAAGCATTTGCCCTCCTCCAGATAAGGCTGGATCTGCCGACCGATAGCGGTGAAGTTACCGCGATGTAATTTGATGCCATCTTGTGGGAGATTCACGCTTCACCTCCGCAGAGGTCAAACGCTGGATACAATATATCGCAGGTGCATTTCTGCATCTGTGGAGGGAGAAGAGAGTTTGGATTGTGTGTGCGCATAAACGTCCCCGTTTAGCGCAGAAGTCACCGGAGTTGTTCAGGCTCCGATGACATGATTATGGCGAGTTGATTATCGCAAATCAAAGGTTTTAATTGTGCTTTATTCCTTCAAGCGTTGCCTTCATACCAACCAAAGAAATGTTTAGCTCTCCAACTTTCTCAGGGCTATATAATTCAGAATGAAGCCAATATTCTGATTTATCTAAACATCTTTTAGCCAGCTCTCGATCAAAGTCTACGACTTGGGAAGACGCTTCATACCAAAGCCTATAAAGTTTTTCTTCTTCGTTTGGGTTATTAGGCTCACCACGTTTTAATTTTTCAGTATATAAAATTGTTGAATAAATCGCAGGAGTTAATCCAGTGATTGCCCTCTGCCGCAGATCGGATTTGTTTGTTATCCACCCCAACAGACGATCTCCCATCCATGTGATAATTGTATCCATGCTTTAGCCCTTCTTAGTAAATAGTGTGTAGGGCGACTGAAGGACCGAGTTTATGCTTTTTCGCATTGCTTTCAGTTAGTACACCGGTATCGCACCGGAAACAATCCTACGGCAAATTGGTTGTCTGACCTCTCGGTTTTTCGTGCATTAACCGATACCCACTACAGTCTCGGCGAAAGCTGCACACCCCCAGGGTGTACTGGTAGCACTCGGCACAGCCTAGCACGCCACTTTCTTCTCACTATCCAGTCTAATTTTATCCCCTAGTCAGACACTCAGATGTAGTGCTCCGCAGCGGCATGCGGGGGAATACAAAAACTCGGACAAAATTGGGCCCTCCTTTTTGAATCACTCGCGGGGATGTAATTATTAATACATGGAAAAAGATCTGTTTTCAAATCCAACATTATATGGTTTCAATACCACGGGGTGGCTATGTGTTTCTCATTGTTAATTGGAATCTACTGTAATCGATCCGAACGTAAATGCGGCAAAACTCGACTCCACTTATCATCCTGCCACGGCCGGAATTTTACATGTGCCGTTTCTCTGGCAAGGATTGCCTGTGCCTTATTGAGTATCTGGGGATATTCTTGCTCGATAGAAGTGAAGCGACCAGCTTCACGATGCTCCGCAACCTGAAGAAGAGGAGTAACGTTCTGGTAGGTAATTAACATCACATTCCCTGCTCGCCATAACCAGGCGAGTGTGCAAAGTTCGTTATCAGTGAATTGTTTTGTGATTGGGTATTGTTGAACTGCTAGAACGAGAACGCCAGCATCCATTGGCAGTCTCTATAGTAAAACCATAGCTCAGGACGCTTCGTTCAGGATAGATAATTTTATTGTACTTACCTAACTTTCTTATTATAGCACGGTTGAAAAAGTGATTATTACTCAAAAATAAACCTCACCATCAACCATATATTTGAGAGTACTTATCGCCTGCTGGGCGGATATTGTTTTCATTAAAGGATAGTGTTTAAAAACAATGCCATTCATAAAATAGATATCACAGGTTTTATTATCTGTATTGATTATGATTTTTTCGAATGTTTTATAGGCAAGTGTACGACATAGCTCTCGCCCATTTTTACTGGTTAAGTCAATAGCATGAAAATCACCAAGTGAACTCACCGCTTTACTCTTCAAAGTTTTTAATGATACAGAAGCCCTTCGTAATTCCTTATCTAATACTCTGATTTTTTCTGCTATAGCGGTAACTTCAGGCGCAACAGATAATGCAGCAATTAAATTATTAATTTTCATCTGGAGCTCAATAATTTTCAACTCTAAAGTTTCATTAGCATCTTTCTTGTTTTCAACTGGTTGGATTTTACTACAATTAAAAAGCAACTCATTAATGATATTATAATCAACCAAATCTCTCTTTATTGATGGCCTGTCACATCGATGCAGTCTTCTCATCGGACAAACATAATAGCCATGCAAACTTCCAGATACCGCATGAACAATCATGGTATTACCACAAGCCTCGCACTTCATAACTGTTCGAAGTAGATTTATCAACATAGGATTTTTGCTACTATTGCTAATACCAAAAGGTGCCAACCGAATTTCCTGTACAGCGTAAAACAAATCATCTGATATGACTCTGGGATAATAGCCAGCGATTTCACTTATTCCTTTACCTCTTGCACGATATGAAGGTACGCATATACCTATCAGAGCTTTATTCGCTAATAATTTTTCAATTACAGAAGGTCCCCATGCACTTTCTTTTCCTGAGAAATTCTTTACAGCATGATCATTTAAATACTTGGCTATTGCATTCAATGAGCGCCTTTCCATCCTGAGTTTAAAAATTAGCTCAATAGTTTTCACCCTGTCGGGGTCTGGAACAAAAGCCGTTCTTTTGTCATCTAAGGAGAGCCATCTCGGACAAGACGCCGTCATAATCGTACCTGATTCCAGTGCATCCTGCCGTTTTTTCTTCCATGATAATTTAACCCGACTTGACTTTATCTCGCTTTCTTCATTTGCCCTTTGTGCTATAAGTATGGCTTTTATTAATGAATATGGCTCATTCAAAGAGTCAATATTATAGACTGTATTGTCGCAAAGAGTTATAACATCAATACCGTGATTCAAAATCAATTTCAGACGTTCAATCGCTTCACCGACTTTTTCTCTTGAAAGTCTGTCCAGACTTTCAACTAACAATGTAGTTCCTGGCAATATATAACCATGCTCTATAGCATCTAAAAATTCCGAAAAAGCTCCTGATTGTGCATGCTTTCCTTTGAATGCACTTAATCCTAAATCTTCATATGTTATGGTATCAAGATAATAATCACTATTTACCTTTAACCATTCAGCAATAAGTCTTCTCTGTCGGTTTAATGAGTCGCCAGACATCTGACCTGGTGATGAAAATCGCATATATGCTATGGCTTTTTTCATGGTGACACCTGCTAACGTATGCTTTTATAAACCTTAGTGGTGGGATATAATTTTTGTTTAATTTTTATTTAAAAAGACAATTAAGGTCACATTATCTTGAATATACAACAATAATCGTATTGCAATTTTCTTACGCCATAATCTTGAAAGCACAAAAGAATACATAAAAAAATAAAGACATTAACAAAAAGCATAAAACGAGGCTCATATAAATATAAGAGCCTCCATATTTTAGTCGTTTAGAAACAAATTATTTTTAATGTGGTGTGCTTCGTGACAATAAATTAATAACCAACACACCGGCACAAATCAACATCATGCCTATAATGGCTGGCAGGTCCAGCCGTTGGCCGAAAAGTCCCCATGACAGTAAGCTAATCAGGACAATACCGACTCCTGACCAGATAGCATAAGCAATCCCTGTAGGAATATAAGCCAGCGTCTGAGCTAATAACCAGAATGATGCACAATAACAAATAATTGTACCAACAGATGGCCATAACCGTGTAAAACCTTCTGAAAACTTCATTAAGGTTGTACCAATGACCTCTGCAAGTATTGCACCACCAAGATAAATATAAGGGTTCATAGAATATTCTTTCCTGTTCAAACTGGAGAGAATTGTACTACAGTTTGAACTCAACTCACCTGTTTCATCATTGTGTACCCATTGATGTTCTTTTATATACCCTCAATACCCGTTTCATCGCGGCACTCTGGCGACACTCCTTAAAAATCAGATTCGTGCTCACCTTTCCTTCCCGTTCTTCTCTGGTAGCAAACCGGTAATACACCGTTCGCCAGACCTTACCTTCGATAACCAGAAGACCTGCCCGTGCCATTTTAGCCGCAGCCTGATTTATGCTGGTTACCGTTGCGCCTGTTACCGCGGCAACGTCCTGCGCACAGAATTTCTTATGAGTCCCCAGGTAATGAATAATTGCCTCTTTGCCCGTCATACCCTTGCTCCTTTCAGCCCAAACTTAGCTTTGATTTCTGCGATCTTCGCCAGAGCCTGTGCACGATTTAGAGGTCTACCGCCCATGACAGGAAGTTGTTTTACTGGTTCAGGTATAGCCTCACCACGGTTAATTCGTGCGGTCATACAGGACAGTTCATCGGCAGCCTTGCGCCGTAATTCCGCGTCAGTCAACGCATTGGCCCGCATGTTCTGATACAGGTTGGTAACCAGCCAGTAGTGCGCGTTTGATTTCCACGGATAAGACTCTGCATCCGGATACAGCCCGCGCTTCCGGCAATACTCGTAAACCATATCAACCAGCTCGCTGGCGTTTGGCAGCCCGGCGGTAACGGATGCTTCTTCCCGGCACCAGGCGACAAACTGCCCGGGTGATGGCAGGAATGGTCGATTCTGCCGACGAGCTACGCGCATTCCAGCGTTAACCTGTTCCATTGTGGTGATCCCGTTTTCCCGGAAAGCCAGCACCCACTGGCGGCGGATTTCGTTCAGTTCATTCTGGTCACGGTTAGCCAGGCTCGCCGGGAAAGTTGCCAGTAACTGGCTGAACACACCATTGATGATCTGCGCTACCTGTTGTACCTGCGGCTTTTCGTCGTACTGTTCCGGCATGTTGTTGGCGATCCGGCGCATCTGCTCACGGTCAAAGTTAACCATCTGTGCGGCGATGTTTTTCATAAATCCACCCCGTAAATCCAGTCAGTGTTTGTCAGGTCGAGTTTTGGTTTGCTGGCTATCATGCCTGCCTGTTGCTTGTTACGGTTGATTTCGAGTTGGGTCCACTTGTCGCGGAGTTTGGCCGGACTTAGCACGTTACCGGACCAGAAGTTGTCCTGGCATGCCCAGCGGAAAAGCACGCACATGTCGCGGTGGTTACGTCCGTCACGTTCACGCATCAGGCGGATATCGTTAGCCCACCCTGCAAAATTCGGTTTTCTGGCTGATGGTGCGATGGTCTTCACCATGTCAAACATCCACTCTGCGGCGGTCAGGTCTTCTGCTGTCCCCCACTTGCTGCCGCTCTGAATTGCAGCATCTGGTTTCACCACAGGAAGATCGTTTTCTGGTTGGTCAGAGGATTCGCCAGAATTCTCGGACGAAAAAGGTTTTATATTGTCTTTTGTTAGTTTGTCTTTTGTGTTTACCTGATTCGGGTAAACGCCTTTACCTGATTTGGGTAAACTTTTCTTACCTGATTCAGGTAAATTTACCTCTTTCAGGTAAACTTTATTTTTCTTACCTGATTCGGGTAATGTTGACCATTCACTGACCACATTATTAATACCGATATTCCGCCCGCTCTGAATCAAAATCCCACGCTTTACCAGAACACTTTTTGCAGCAGAACACTTGTGCGGTAATATCCCGGTCAATCCGGACAGTTGCTCGTTGCTCACCCAATCCAGTTTTTTATTAAAGCCATATGTTTTGCGCATGACAGCCAGGAAGACCAGAAGCTGGTGCTGTGTTAATCCGGCCAGCATCACAGCTTCCAGCAACTCATTTGCAATGCGCGTATAACCATCATCGAGATCTGCCACGCGCGGCTCCTTTTGTGCCGCATCCGGCACTGGAAAATTGAATATCTCAGCAGTGTTTGCCATAATTCCTCCCGCAATGAGTGTGTTACGATTTGCACCTGAAAGTCGGTTCTGTTCCCGCAGACCGACTTTCGCCATTTTTGAACCTGTCATATTGCCCCCAGCATGGTGGTGACCATCGCCATCAATGGACCAGCCAGATCCGGGTCCACTCGAAACATCGACACAATGCCTTCACTCATCTCCTTCAGTTTCTGGTGGCGTGGTGCGTTGAGAATGACCGCCTGCTTTGCCTCACAGAGTTCCTTTTCCATTTCAGCCAGCCGAGCCATGAAGCTATCCTGCTCAACCAGGTGGCCGCGATATTCCAGCGGTAGTACCGCCAGAATTGCCGGGGTCAGTTCACGCACGTTATTTCGGTATTTTTCAGAATCGAATTTGTTATCGAGGAAGCGGAACAGCTTCTGGCGTGCACGGCTGACATCATCAGGGAAATCGATGGTGCCGCCGCCCTGCTCCCGATACTCATTCACAATGAGTGCGGCAACAACATCCTGATTATCTGCAGCCGACCAGGCGCGAACGGCATCACGGATTTTTTCGTGGCCTGGCACCTGTTTTATTTGAGAACGATTTATCACCGCAGTCGGGCTAAATCCGCTAGTCTGTTGGTATGTAAGTGGTTGCATAATCATTGCCTTATCAGTTAACGCCGCAGTTTAGGCGGCAGAATTACTCGCGTTAAACAATGGTGCAAGGTCGGGACGAATATCTGCTGGTTTAATCTTTCCACCAGTGGCTGAGACAATTTTCATTACATAGCGGGCATCAATTCCGCCACCGTGTAGCCAACGCCAAACAGTGGGCTGGGCTACACCGCATAGATCTGCCAGTCGTTTTTGACTACCTGTAATACTGATTGCGAGTTGAATGGTTTGATTTGTCATTATCAATTCCTATTGGTATTACAATGAATGGATAATAGCAATGCGTATTAACCCAATCAATAGCAAAACGTGTTTTGACCATCAATACGCAAGCGTATAAATTAAAACTTATGAAAAAAGAAACTCTTGCTGATCGCTTAAACCTAGCGATGGAACAATCTGGAATGTCTCAAGGCGCTCTTGCAAAGGCGTCTGGCGTAGCTCAACCCACAATCTGGAGACTGACAAGCGGCAACGCACGCGGCTCAACAAAAATTGTTGAAATAGCTAATGCATTGGGTGTTCGAACAGAGTGGCTCTCATCAGGCATAGGCCCGATGAGAAATGACGGTCAACAATCAGGGAAGCCTGCTGCCAACCATCCCAAATACTTCAAGATTGACGTTCTTGATATAGAAGTGAGTGCCGGGCCGGGAGTCATCAACCGTGAGTTTGTAGAAGTTCTACGCTCGGTTGAGTACTCGTTTGACGATGCTCGTCACATGTTCGATGGCAGGAAGGCAGAAAATATCCGCATCATTAACGTACGCGGTGACAGCATGTCAGGAACGATCGAACCAGGTGATCTTCTGTTCGTTGATATCACTGTTAAATCTTTCGACGGTGATGGTATCTATGCGTTTCTGTATGACGACACAGCCCATGTTAAGCGCCTGCAAATGATGAAGGATAAACTGCTGGTTATCTCTGATAACAAGAGCTACTCACCGTGGGACCCAATCGAGAAAGACGAGATGAACCGGGTGTTTATCTTCGGGAAAGTTATTGGGAGCATGCCGCAAACATACAGGAAACATGGATAATCAATAATAGCCTGATTAGACATTTGGGTGATGAGAGAGGCTGCAGAAACGCAGCCTGATTCTAAAATGGGATATAAAAAATGAGAATACTAGGTGTTAGGGCGGCGCCCAAAGTTACATCTTTTGTTGTATATTGCACTGATGAGTCTGCACTCAAATGTGTTGATGTTATTAAAATACCTTCGACCTTAGACACACCAGAAAAATTAAAGTATGTGCGAAATAACATCCTCGACATTCTTAATTTATATAATGTTGAATTAGCTGCTATACGCGTTACTGAATCAAACTCTGATAATCTTAGCATTGACCGCCTTTATATAGAAGCTGTTATTCAAGAAGCATTTTCAAGCAGTGATGTAAGAAGATATTACACCATTAGAAAATCTGGTATGAAGTCATCATTGAACCTAACAGAGATCGAGTATAAAGAAATATTGAAGTCACACCGTAATATAAATGGAATCGATAATTCTGGTTTTACAACTGAAACAAATGAAGCTGTTTTGGCTGCACTATCTGCGGAGGTAAGGGGATGCTGACTCCATACAAAAGAGCTGATGTAGCATTCGAATGGATTCGTGATCTAGAAGAACAGGGTTGTTTTTCAAAAGTATATCTGGCTCATGACAGACACCTAGCTCATGACTTGGTGATTAAAGAAATAGAAAAAAAAGAAAACACTAACCACGACGACTACTTTAATGAAGCAAGGCTTCTCTATAAACATGCACATCCAAATATTGTGCAAGTTCAGTATGCTGCTCAATGTGAGAGCAATATCTATATAGCCATGCCATTTTATCATAATGGTTCGCTAAACCAATTAATAAAAAAGATTAATCTTACGAGCAGGGAGATAATACGGTATTCTATTCAATTTTTAAGTGGGCTTTATCATATACACTCAAAAGGTCTTATGCATTTTGATATAAAACCTAATAACATCATGATATCAAACAGAAATGAGGCCATGCTATCTGACTTTGGATTGTCTCAGTTAGTCAATGAGGAATCGAGAGCTGCGCCTGAGTTTGGATATCATTTTCATGTGCCACCGGAATATTTTTCTTTATCAACAAATGATTATAATTTCACATATGACATATATCAGGCAGGATTAACCATATATAGAATGTGTGTTGGATATGATAATTTTGAAAGAGAAAGATCTGCATTTAGAACGATTGAACAACTCAGAGAGTCGATAATTAATGGCTCCTATCCATTAAAAGAGTATCCTTCCCACATACATAAAAAATTGATAACAATAGTAAACAAATGCATTCATGTAGATCCAAATGAAAGATATCAATCCGTACTAGACGTACTAAACGATCTCTCAGCTATAAGTGATGGCGTTCTTGACTGGCGTCTACAGATGACAAAACCAACTAACGGCACATATGAATGGCAAAAAAAGTCTGAGGACGTTATACTGTCTATAGTTTTTGACGCAGAAAATTCGTCTACTACTGGTTTTCGTTTATACGATGGTGGGCGGAAAAGGCGTGCTACGAACTTAACAATATCCTCAGGATGTACCCCTACAAAACTGTATAGGTTATTAAAGGATAACTGATCATGAAAAAGTGCGAGGAAGTAAGTAAGCTGCCTCGCAGACGTGATGCAGCATTAGCGGTTCCCTACAAAAAAGATGAGTTCATAAGCTCTTCTGATGACAAAAAATTTTCAAAGGCAAAAAATTTTGCATCTACATCTCTAAAAGATAAATACTTTAAGATCTAGCCCGGCCACCGTGCCGGGTTTTCTTTTGTCCCCTCCCCTCATCACACAAACCGTTCGAAAAACCACCACAACCTCCCTTCAGTTATCGCTATGCGATGCAAGTCACAAAATTAATTCTTTTTGCTATCAAACAGTTAATATCAAAACACATCAATCAATAGCAATAAGTATTGATACCACCAATAGCAATAGCTATTATTACCATGTCGCAACAACACAACGATACGGCAACCGCCTGATTCACCGTTGCGATGACCGCTTAGATCCGCAGCTTGAATTTCGGCAGGCTCCGGGGAGTGCGAGGGGTGAAACGGACGCGTGAACGTCGGTGTGACCAGCTGAAATCAACTCAACACCTCATACCTCAGTCGCTTCAACGAGGCGGCTTAGTTATGACAACCGGCGGCCATCCACCGCCTGAATACGCGCAGAAGTCTCTATATGTTCAGCAGCCCAGCTTACGGGCAGGAGTTTTTATGGTTCATCAACATTATGGAACGCAGACCGTTAATCGAGGTGCGGTCATGCCAGGAATGCTGGTCAAACACAAAGATGGTACCTGGACTGCATCAGCTAATTTACGCGGACGGCTTTATCTGCATCGCGGCATCGAGCGCACTTATACCCGTGATTTGCTCGTGGAAGTTTTTCTCGACGGACGCGGTAACGGCCTGAATCACTAATCCCCTTTCCTGTTTTCCTAATCAGCCTGGCATTTCGCGGGCGATATTTTCACAGCCATTTTCAGGAGGTCAGCCATGAACGCTTATTACATTCAGGATCGTCTTGAGGCTCAGAGCTGGGCGCGTCACTACCAGCAGATCGCCCGTGAAGAGAAAGAGGCAGAACTGGCAGACGACATGGAAAAAGGCCTGCCCCAGCACCTGTTTGAATCGCTATGCATCGATCATTTGCAACGCCACGGGGCCAGCAAAAAAGCCATTACCCGTGCGTTTGATGACGATGTTGAGTTTCAGGAGCGCATGGCAGAACACATCCAGTACATGGTTGAAACCATTGCTCACCACCAGGTTGATATTGATTCAGAGGTATAAAACGGATGAGTACAGCACTCGCAACGCTGGCAGGGAAGCTGGCTGAACGTGTCGGCATGGATTCTGTCGACCCACAGGAACTGATCACCACTCTTCGCCAGACGGCATTTAAAGGTGATGCCAGCGATGCGCAGTTCATCGCATTACTGATCGTTGCCAACCAGTACGGCCTTAATCCATGGACGAAAGAAATTTACGCCTTTCCTGATAAGCAGAATGACATCGTTCCGGTGGTGGGCGTTGATGGCTGGTCCCGCATCATCAATGAAAACCAGCAGTTTGATGGCATGGACTTTGAGCAGGACAACGAATCCTGTACATGCCGGATTTACCGCAAGGACCGCAATCATCCGATCTGCGTTACCGAGTGGATGGATGAATGCCGCCGCGAACCATTCAAAACCCGCGAAGGCAGAGAAATTACGGGGCCGTGGCAGTCGCATCCCAAACGGATGTTACGGCATAAAGCCATGATTCAGTGTGCCCGTCTGGCCTTCGGATTTGCTGGTATCTATGACAAGGATGAAGCCGAGCGCATTGTCGAAAATACCGCATACACTGCAGAACGTCAGCCGGAACGCGACATCACTCCGGTTAACGATGAAACCATGCAGGAGATTAACACTCTGCTGATTGCCCTGGATAAAACATGGGATGACGACTTATTGCCGCTCTGTTCCCAGATATTTCGCCGCGACATTCGCGCATCGTCAGAACTGACACAGGCCGAAGCAGTGAAAGCTCTTGGATTCCTGAAACAGAAAGCCTCTGAGCAGAAGGTGGCTGCATGACACCGGACATTATCCTGCAGCGTACCGGGATCGACGTGAGAGCTGTCGAACAGGGAGATGATGCGTGGAACAAATTACGACTCGGCGTCATCACGGCTTCAGAAGTTCACAATGTGATAGCAAAACCCCGCTCCGGAAAAAAGTGGCCTGACATGAAAATGTCCTACTTTCACACCCTGCTGGCTGAGATTTGCACCGGTGTGGCTCCGGAAGTTAACGCTAAGGCGCTGGCCTGGGGAAAACAGTACGAGAATGACGCCAGAGCCCTGTTTGAGTTTACTTCCGGCGTGAATGTTACTGAATCCCCGATCATCTATCGCGACGAAAGTATGCGCACCGCCTGCTCTCCCGATGGTTTATGCAGTGACGGCAACGGCCTTGAACTGAAATGCCCGTTTACCTCCCGGGATTTCATGAAATTCCGGCTCGGTGGTTTCGAGGCAATAAAATCGGCTTACATGGCCCAGGTGCAGTACAGCATGTGGGTGACGCGAAAAGATGCCTGGTACTTTGCCAACTATGACCCGCGTATGAAGCGTGAAGGCCTGCATTATGTCGTGATTGAGCGGAATGAAAAGTATATAGCGAGTTTTGACGAGATGGTGCCGGAGTTCATCGAAAAAATGGACGAGGCACTGGCTGAAATTGGTTTTGTATTTGGGGAGCAATGGCGATGAAACATCCTCACGATAATATCCGCGTAGGCACGATCACTTTCGTCTACTCCGTTACGAAGCGAGGCTGGGTATTTCCCGGCCTTTCTGTTATCCGAAATCCCCTGAAAGCACAGCGGCTGGCTGAGGAGATAAATAATAAACGGGGAGCTGTATGCACAAAGCATCTCCCGTTGAGTTAAGAACGAGTATCGAGATGGCACATAGCCTCGCTCAAATTGGAGTCAGGTTTGTGCCAATACCAGTAGAAACAGACGAAGAATTTCATACGTTAGCCGCATCCCTTTCACAAAAGCTGGAAATGATGGTGGCGAAAGCAGAAGCAGATGAGAGAGACCAGGTATGACAACCACGGAATGCATTTTTCTGGCAGCGGGCTTCATATTCTGTGTGCTTATGCTTGCCGACATGGGACTTGTTCAATGACACCTCAGCAGGAAAACGCCCTTCGCAGCATTGCCCGTCAGGCTAATTCTGAAATCAAAAAAGCCAGACAGCAGTTTCCGGATAAAAACGTCGATGACATTTGCCGTAGCGTACTGAAGAAGCACCGCGAAACGGTAACGCTGATGGGATTCACACCGACTCATTTAAGCCTGGCGATCGGCATGTTAAACGGCGTCTTTAAGGAACGGTGAACATGAAAAGCAAAATCATCAGGGAGCTACAGGCTCCTTTTTTATTGTTCGCATTCATCCTCAAGCGTATTAACCAACAATTCAGGGATTAATGGAAGATGGCAGACATCATTGATTCGGCATCAGAAATCGAAGAATTACAGCGCAATACAGCAATAAAAATGCGTCGTCTGAACTACCAGACTGTATCCGCAACTCATTGTTGTGAGTGTGGCGATCCGATAGATGAACGAAGACGCCTGGTCGTTCAGGGTTGTCGGACTTGTGCAAGTTGCCAGGAGGATCTGGAGCTTATCAGTAAACAGAGAGGTTCGAAGTGAGCGAAATTAACTAGAAGCCAAAGATAAAATCATCGCTGAGCAGGAGAAAATCGCTAACGGAGAAAAGACAGTAAGTCAGTATATGAAAACCGCATGATATCATCAGATAAAAATCGGTCGTAAAGCGAAATATTAATACCAGAACAAACGAGTCGAGGTAAATTATATTACCTCGATAAATTAACTAAAACTTGCCCGCTATATACTATATCATTCAGTATCATCACGCGCGGTCTGTGCATATGTCACTACCGCACCTAATATATTAATTTTCTTTTCAACATAGATAATATTATCGTACTCATAATTGCCATACGGATAGCAAATGCGAATATTCTCATGTAGATCGGGGTCATCCACCTCAGCTCCAGAACAACTTTTTGAACTACCGGAAGTATACCGATACGGTGCAACATAAGACGATGTCTCTCCAGGCAAAAAATAAGTTAGTGTCGTAAGGGGTATAATCAGAAAAAATCCAGCAAATATGCACATCCCTGCATAAACCTTAAGGTATGCTGACAGACTCTTCCAGCCTCTTTGTTTTACTATCCCCTTCTTAACCCAAAACAGAGATAACAGAAAAGCTATTCCCATGCTAAACAGAATGTAATAGTGGGATATACTCTGATTAAGAAACGTGACCCTGTAGATATCTGCCCGCCACCAGAAGAAAAGGAAAATAAAGATCAGCCCTGAAACTGTCATGCAAATCAAATAAGGATACGAATCTTTTTTCATGTTTAGCGCCCATAAAATTTTTCCTGACCCGGACAAATTTACCATCCATTTTTTGCGCAGAAAATAGCTCATTACTTACTGCACAATAATACACAAAATTGCGTAAATTTTTTGCATGGATTTTAGCTCTTTCAGCCGACATTTAAGGGGTAAATAGCATTTCCTAAAAGCAACTGCACCAACCCAACAGAATGGGCTACCGCTTACGTTGAGAGCAAAAAAGTGTATAGCAGCAATGAACAGCATCCTCGCACTGACGAGGATTTCTTTTATCTGAACTCGCTACGGCGGGTTTTGTTTTATGGAGATGATAAATGCACTTCCGAGTCACAGGTGAATGGAATGGAGAACCATTCAACAGAGTTATCGAAGCCGAGAACATCAGCGACTGCTATGACCACTGGATGCTGTGGGCGCAGATAGCACATGCAGACGTAACCAATATTCGAATTGAAGAACTGAAAGAACACCAAGCCGCCTGATGGCGGTTTTTTCTTGCGTGTAATTGCGGAGACTTTGCGATGTACTTGACACTTCAGGAGTGGAACGCACGCCAGCGACGCCCAAGAAGCCTTGAAACAGTTCGTCGATGGGTACGCGAGTGCAGGATATTCCCTCCTCCGGTTAAGGATGGAAGAGAGTATCTGTTCCACGAATCAGCGGTAAAGGTTGACTTAAATCGACCAGTAACAGGTAGCCTTTTGAAGAGGATCAGAAATGGGAAGAAGGCGAAGTCATGAGCGCCGGGATTTACCCCCTAACCTTTATATAAGAAACAATGGATATTACTGCTACAGGGACCCAAGGACGGGTAAAGAGTTTGGATTAGGCAGAGACAGGCGAATCGCAATCACTGAAGCCATACAGGCCAACATTGAGTTATTTTCAGGACACAAACACAAGCCTCTGACAGCGAGAATCAACAGTGATAATTCCGTTACGTTACATTCATGGCTTGATCGCTACGAAAAAATCCTGGCCAGCAGAGGAATCAAGCAGAAGACACTCATAAATTACATGAGCAAAATTAAAGCAATAAGGAGGGGTCTGCCTGATGCTCCACTTGAAGACATCACCACAAAAGAAATTGCGGCAATGCTCAATGGATACATAGACGAGGGCAAGGCGGCGTCAGCCAAGTTAATCAGATCAACACTGAGCGATGCATTCCGAGAGGCAATAGCTGAAGGCCATATAACAACAAACCCTGTCGCTGCCACTCGCGCAGCAAAATCAGAGGTAAGGAGATCAAGACTTACGGCTGACGAATACCTGAAAATTTATCAAGCAGCAGAATCATCACCATGTTGGCTCAGACTTGCAATGGAACTGGCTGTTGTTACCGGGCAACGAGTTGGTGATTTATGCGAAATGAAGTGGTCTGATATCGTAGATGGATATCTTTATGTCGAGCAAAGCAAAACAGGCGTAAAAATTGCCATCCCAACAACATTGCATGTTGATGCTCTCGGGATATCAATGAAGGAAACACTTGATAAATGCAAAGAGATTCTTGGCGGAGAAACCATAATTGCATCTACTCGTCGTGAACCGCTTTCATCCGGCACAGTATCAAGGTATTTTATGCGCGCACGAAAAGCATCAGGTCTTTCCTTCGAAGGGGATCCGCCTACCTTTCACGAGTTGCGCAGTTTGTCTGCAAGACTCTATGAGAAGCAGATAAGCGATAAGTTTGCTCAACATCTTCTCGGGCATAAGTCGGACACCATGGCATCACAGTATCGTGATGACAGAGGCAGGGAGTGGGACAAAATTGAAATCAAATAATGATTTTATTTTGACTGATAGTGACCTGTTCGTTGCAACAAATTGATAAGCAATGCTTTTTTATAATGCCAACTTAGTATAAAAAAGCAGGCTTCAACGGATTCATTTTTCTATTTCATAGCCCGGAGCAACCTGTGAACACATTTTCAGTTTCCCGTCTGGCGCTGGCATTGGCTTTTGGCGTGACGCTGACCGCCTGTAGCTCAACCCCGCCCGATCAACGTCCTTCTGATCAAACCGCGCCTGGTACCTCTTCTCGCCCGATTCTGTCGGCAAAAGAAGCGCAGAATTTCGATGCTCAACACTATTTTGCATCCCTGACACCAGGTGCTGCAGCGTGGAATCCTTCCCCGATTACCCTGCCTGCGCAACCTGACTTTGTTGTCGGCCCGGCGGGCACTCAAGGTGTAACGCATACCACGATTCAGGCGGCGGTAGATGCGGCAATTATCAAGCGTACCAACAAGCGCCAGTATATTGCCGTGATGCCTGGTGAGTATCAGGGAACGGTATATGTCCCTGCCGCTCCGGGTGGAATTACTCTGTACGGTACAGGTGAAAAACCGATTGATGTGAAGATTGGGCTTTCCCTTGATGGTGGCATGAGCCCTGCCGACTGGCGTCACGACGTCAACCCGCGCGGCAAATATATGCCAGGTAAACCAGCGTGGTATATGTACGATAGCTGCCAGAGCAAACGCAGCGACAGTATCGGTGTTCTCTGCTCTGCGGTCTTCTGGTCACAAAACAATGGCCTGCAACTGCAAAATCTGACCATCGAAAACACGCTGGGCGATAGCGTAGATGCAGGTAACCATCCGGCGGTGGCACTGCGTACTGATGGTGACCAGGTACAGATTAACAACGTTAACATTCTCGGTCGTCAGAACACCTTCTTTGTCACCAACAGCGGTGTGCAGAACCGTCTGGAAACCAACCGTCAGCCGCGTACGCTGGTGACCAACAGCTACATTGAAGGGGATGTGGATATCGTTTCTGGTCGCGGCGCAGTGGTGTTCGATAACACCGAATTCCGCGTGGTGAACTCACGTACTCAGCAAGAAGCGTATGTGTTTGCACCGGCTACGCTGTCCAACATTTACTACGGTTTCCTCGCCGTAAACAGCCGTTTCAATGCTTTCGGTGATGGTGTGGCGCAACTGGGCCGCTCGCTGGATGTTGATGCCAATACCAACGGTCAGGTGGTGATCCGTGATAGCGCCATCAACGAAGGTTTTAACACGGCTAAACCGTGGGCCGATGCGGTGATCTCTAATCGTCCGTTTGCGGGTAATACCGGCAGCGTAGATGATAACGACGAAATACAGCGCAATCTGAATGACACTAACTACAACCGCATGTGGGAATACAATAACCGCGGCGTGGGTAGTAAAGTGGTTGCAGAGGCGAAGAAGTAA